CCTTGCCGGTAAGCTCAGTCATGTTTTTAGCAGTAGTGATAGTGTATGTAGTCATAACAGGGGCCATTTACCAAGTGGGCACTTGGCCTGAGCAAGTGTCGATTTGCCGCTTATAGGGCATTTACAGGCTGAACACACAGGCATGGAGTGTACTGTAATCCGCTTGTCACAGCCACCACAGATAGCCAATCTTTCAGCTTTTTGCTCTTTTGTTGTGACTATTTGCATCCAATCTGCTCTTTCTGAATAGTATATTCTCTATTTAGAAAAAGCAGAGCCGGTTTCCCGGCCCTGCCTACTGGCTATTAGCCGTTGTTACCAGTACCGTTGGACTGACCCAAGGCCAGGCCCATCTTGCCGCGCATAGCTGCTCGGAAGTTCTGACCAGCAGTGGCGCAATTCACGTTACCAACTTCCACCAGGAAGTTATTGATGGTGTTCTTACCTTCTTCTGCCTTAGCATCAGCGGCGGCGGCAGCGGCGGCTGCGTTAGCAGCGGCTTGACCAGCAGCGGCAGCAGCAGCCTGGGCAGCGTTAGCCGTAGCCTGAGCAGCCTGAGCAGCAGCCAAGGCAGCTTCGGCAGCAGCCTGAGCAGCAGTCACAGCAGCAGCCTGAGCTTGCAGACCTTCTACAGCAGATTGCAGGCTAGCGATCTGGCTGGCTTGGTTAGCGTCATTGCCTTGCAGGTTAGCTACAGCAGTGTTCAGCGCGGCAATGCTAGTAGCAATAGCAGCACAGTCACAAGCATTAGTAGCACCAGAGTCAATAGCCGCCTGGATAGAGACAAGGCTTTGGCTCAAGCTGTCGACTTGAGACTGTACTTGTGCAATACTGGCAGCGTTTTGACTGTCTGCGTCAATACGGCTTTGCGTTTCAGCAGCCAGAGCGTTAGTCAGAGCAGTGACTTGAGCAGCAAGGGTTGCTACGGCATTGCTGCCTTCCAAGGTCGTAACGCGATCAGCCAAGGCATTGATAGCAGCCAACACAGCAGTAGCGTTGGTAGCATCGCCAGACGTATTAGCGTTCAGCAGGTTTTGGAGGGTCTGAATCTGAGCCGTAAGAGCGGCTACATCAGCACCTTCCAGGGCGAAGATTTGGTCAAATTTTTCTTGAACCGCTTGACCAACTTCGTCACCGAAGGTAGTAGCCAAACAGTTAATCAGAACTGTGAAGTCTTGATTGTATGCAGCCATGATATGTTTCCTTTGTTAAAACCTATACAGGTTATCTATGGATTATCCGTAGATTGGGTAGTACAGCCTCCCGTAGCTAAGACTGCACGTAATTGCTCTATCTCTTGCATCTTGGCAGCTATTTGAGCCTCTACCAAGCAGCTAATCATTTCGCCCATTGCCTCTCCAAGCGTAGTGGCTAGGCACTGAAACTTCTCGTCAAGTAGATTAGGCATGGGTAAACGTAGCAAGGTCTATAGACACCTGCTCTCCAAATACAAAAGTTAGCTTATCAAGTTGAACGTCCGTAGTAGCTACTCCGCCAGGAGCCAGGGCTGCTAGCAAGCCTACAGACAGTCCTGTGATAACGTCAACGTCTGCGGAAGTTCTGATAGAGGCAGAGACAGCCACTCCGTCAAGATCAATCTCCAAGTCCGTAATAGGTAGCCCTGCCAAGGTCATTACGCTACCTTGAACCGTACCCGCCACTGCGCCAAGTGGAAGAGTCGCTAAGGCATTACCACTACTATCAAGGATTACGAACTTCCCATTAAGCCCGATGCTATCTACAACTGCTTGCATTCTAGCAGTTTTACAGGCTTGAGAATAGATAATAGCCATGCTATTCTTGATATGTAATGCTGATAAGCGGGTCGCTATCTGGCCGCAACTCCACCACAAACTCGTGGTTTGTGCTGGAAATAACTTCGTCGAACGTGATAGAAGTCACAACAGTACCAGTCCTCACGTTATAAATGATGCCCCCGCTTGCTGAAATTGTAGCGTCCTGCCATACTAGCTTGCCACTAAAGTTCACCCACGCCCCGCGCTCGTACTTACCATAAGTAGGGGAGTTCAAGATTTTGCCACCTTGATCGTACCCCACTGCAACTACCTCACCAGACTTTCTGTACTTGATAGTAGGTGGAGTACCTGCGTACAAGGCAAACTTGTACTCGTCAGTAGGCAGCATCTCCCCCAGCAAGAATGGCATAATGTTAATCATGCTGTACCTCCATGTGAGACACTCTGCCGTTGTCGTCGCGGATTACTTTGACTTTCTTACTAGGAGTCTTCTTCTCCTGCTCAATCTGCAAGCTCACCACCGCAGGCTCAACTGACACGTTAACTGGTTTGTCAGCCTGCTTAGCAAGGACATATGCAAGGTCTTGCACCATCGCCACCGCCTTATCTGTACGTTCCATAGCGTCAGTAGCCTGCTTATTAGCAGTAGCCAGAAGTGACGCAGTGTCCATCTCCGCCTTCGTACTCTTAGGCTGTTTAGGTGTATCAGGCGTAAGCGATTGACTGATAGCACTGGTATTAGACGCCGGATTAGCGATCTGCGTATTACCCGACTTGAACATAGTACCGCTCAATGGCTTATAGCCCGCAGGCGGCAAGTTCCCTGTTAGCTTCACGCAAGCCTCGTCATCCGTCAGCATACCAAGACTTAGCAACTCAAGCACCCTGCTCTGCTCCATAGCCTTGTAAGCCTCAAGCTCAGACTCAGGCCGTAGGTCAATGCTCGCATAAGCAAACTCTACATACACATCATGCCCAAGGATTCTTGTAGCAATAGTAAACGCTCTGCTGTACATCTCATTGAGCTTAACACGAATCATGTTAGCCTGTTTTACGTACAACAGAGCCTCAGTAGAGCTAGCATTACTGTTACTGCCGTGACCAAGCACAGTAGGCAAGGTCTTCGAGCCAGACGCAAGTTTGCTGTTAAGAACTTCCTGTATGCGAGCAATGATAGCAGAAGGGTCTTTGCCTCCATCTATGTAAGCATAACTGATAGCGTCAAACGATACAAGTGCGTCCTCAGCAGCAAGGCCATTTATGGTAGTCTCCACACTGTCAATGATAGTCTGCTTGTATTCAGCAAACTTAACAGCATCAGCAAGAATCTCAGGCGGCGTCATCGCCTTAACTCTCTCACTATTAATAGTAGCAGTCAGCCTAGGCAAGACCGCCCGCTTAAGCGTATTCCGCATATCATTGTTAAAGTCAATGTCAGCAAGAATAGGCGCTACAGCCGCTTCCAGGTAGCTAGAAGGAGTCGCCTCAGTCAAGCTCTGGTCTACCGTAGTGTAAATAATCGTAGGCAGATCAAGGTCTATCTCCTGACCGCCGATGACCTGTACTATTCTGACACTGTTAGGTTCCTCGTAGAACTTGAGAGTAGAGATTGCAATGGGATTCATGCTAGCAGGAACTCTAGCCTTATCAAGGGCTACTTCCAAGCAAGCCGCTCCCTCAATCTGCAACTCAAGTGCAAGCTGCTCACTCAGACTCTGTAGCCCTTGCTGCACGCCCATAGACCCATCTACGTTTCCAAGAAACGTAAGTCTGCGCACAAGTTCATGAGCTACAGAAGTGGCAATAGGGTCAATTCTTCCGTCCAGGTTCCTAGCTACCAAGGTGTAACGCTCAGGGATACCGACTCTGTTCAAGAAGCTGACTGAGCTAGACAAGTCTGGACTCGTCTTCGTAAGCTCTCTAATAGCTTTCTTAGTATTACCAAGGTTTCTTACCGTAGCAGCCCTGTCCGTAGTGGCTGACAGCCTATCAGTAGCTCTTACCGCAGACGTAGTAGGCACTACCGTCTTGCGATAACCGGGCAGACCTTGAGGCCCATTAGGGGCCTTTGGCAGTGGCACTGTAGGCAAGGTCGCTGCTGTCCAGCCCGCTTTAATTCTGTCAAAAATGCTCATGGTAGTCCTCTTGGCTCTCGCCCGTAGGGCGAGAGGTTATCACACTTTGGTAGGTTTCATCTTGAACTTACTCACTAATGGCATACTACTCCAGTCCGAGGCCTTCGTAGTACCAAGTAAATGAATAGCCACATTAAGATAGGCAAGTGCGAACATATAGTGATCTTCCCCATCAGTCTTCTCCCAAACTTGCGTAAGTTCATTAGCTCGCATTTGCATAGTTCGCTTAAGACTTAACATATTAGCTACGAATTTCTGATCTTCACTGTTAGACCTAACTATCATCATGCCAGCTTTAATATAGTCTCGCACAGCGTCTAACATCAAGGTTCTATTGCCCTTTACAAGTCTCAGATTCAAGGTTCCATCCTCTCTGTTTTCATCTTTCTGTCTAGTCGTAAACAGGAGCGGAGACCTTGTAGCACTAAAATCGCAACCCCAAGCATTAGGGTCAAAGTCACAAATGCCCATGATAGTAGGTGTATAAGGATAGGCATCATGAACTGACACTACAACCCTATACTGTCTGATAAGCTCTCTGCGCCTCTGCTCAAACATTCCTATGGGCACTGACTCTTTGTGCACCACTACTATCTGTCCTTCAAGCGTCTTTCTGCCTATAGTAACAGCACACATAAGACCCATATCCGCACCTAGGCAGTGGATTTCTGAACTCTCAAGTGGCTCGTTTACAAGCGAACTTAGTATATCCTCTGTGCCAAGTTGCTCAGTAGAGTCCTCCGCAGGCTCTCCAAGTACCTGATTCTGCCACTCTGCCCTGGTGTTGAACTCGGTAGAGGTGCGTACAAGGTAGGCAGGGGTCAGAACTTTGCAGGCTGTGACCGGGGTTATGTAATACGTATGCGCTTCGTAATTCTCAAGGGGATTTTCTACCACCCATTCAAGGTTTTTAGGGTCAAACCTAGGGTCTCTGCCGCAGCTTGGGCAGCGCCAATGCGCCTCTTGCCACCGTACATCCTTGATATTGTGCTTTGTCAGTTCTTCAAGTCCCTTATCATAGCCAGGAATAACCATGTCACTGTGATATGAAGGCAGCCACTTGTACCCGCAAGGAGTGCAAGTGGCTATATGTTTGTATCTCTTTGAGGTCTCAGCCTCTTTAGCTATACCCACATTAGGTATAGTAGGCGTGCTGAACTGCCTAATGATCTTCAAGTCTGAGGCCTGCAAGCGCGACCTGAACTGCTTCAAGGTGTCAGGGTCAGAACGATCAATCTCGTCAGCTACAAGGCAGTCTGCTGAGACTGACAGGGCTGCGGTTTCCGACTTCGTTCCTCGGATATACAGGAAATTCCCATTGATTTGCTTCAAGTCTAGAGAATCGACGTTGCTATTTAGCAACGATTTGACTCTAGGGGAGCCATATACAAGTGGGTTCACCTTGGTATTGGTGAGTTTCATGGCGTCATTCGCAGTAGGAAGTGCGTAAATGACATTGAATTTTCTCTGTGTGCTCATTCCCGCCAAGAAGTAGGCAATGGTGATGGTAGTCATACCAATCTGTGCTGGCTTAATAGTATTATTAACTCGTGATGTGTCATTAAGTATATCTGCTTGGAACTTATACTTGTCTTGCAGGCATACTTTATCCCCCTCTAGTATGATATTTTTCTCTACCCAAGGTGCAAGGTTGTTAAGATGGTAAACATCTTTCGCCCCTTCATAGATTCGCGTATAGAGTTCAGGTAGTAGCATCTTTGAGGTCTTTCAGGAACTCGTCTTGCAAGGTTGGGTGTCTTTTGAGCACATTTATGAGCACTTGCTCCATTTTTGCGCAGTTTTGAGCATTGTGCAGGTCTACTTGCAACTTGACTATGCTCGCTATTATGGCGATTAGGGAGTTTGATGACTGCACTTTCTGATTTAGAGGTATGCTTTGGTCTACCTCTGAGGCTACCTGTAACCGCCTAGCCAAGTGGTACTGTTCAAGTAGAGAGTTGGACAGATCAAGTTCATCCAAGGTCTTTTCTTTGCCCTCGTAGGCTGGAGGAGCCAAGGTCTTATCTACGAATGGGTCGAAATCAAAGTCCATTTTTAGCCTTCTTGACGAATCTTCTCATGGTGTTATAGCTGACATAGGCCACTCTTGCTGCTTGTGCTGTGCTGTATTTACCGTCAATAACTTCCTTAGCTATAGCAAGTTTGAATAGTTTTCTAGCTTCAATGAGGGCTTTTTTATTAGATACCGCTATCTTGCCTGGATACATATAGCTTAGGTAGCGTTCATGTACGTTTAGCAGCACTGCAAGGTCTCTTGTAGTTATGCGACGGTTATACAAGTCTTCCTTCTGATCTTCTGTAATGCGACTGGATAACGCATTTGGCTTGTTTCGATCAGGTTTGGGCCAGTGGTCGGGGTATTTCATAGTGCTCATATTGTAATAGGTGTAAGGATGGAAAGTTTCAAGAAAAATTTTACACAGAGAGGCGGGGAGGAAGGCCCTGGCTTATATAAGCATTTGATAATGTATATACGTCAATAAGGGTTTACACCTATTGACCTAAATAGCCTTATATGTTAGTCAACTATGCCCCTACACCTTACTAACATAGTTCTACTAATTTGTCATTAGGGTTTATCCTGATGTTGTATTTATATAACTTTATTTGCACGTATCAAATTCTGGGTTTTCCATGTCAGAATAGAGGCTCATGCAGTTTTTAACCACCGGCCCCAGGGCCATTCTTGAAGGGCTTGCTATGTCTAATGTTTCCACGCCTGTCTCCCCCGCGCCTGTCTCCCCCGCGCCTGTCACATTCACTGGCCTAGTTCGCGTGACTGGAAAACACGTTACCGCTGCTCAAAAACTGGCCGGAGCTGTTAACAACGGCGTCGAAGTTGGCGCTCTGGTTGCAGCAGGAAAGCATCGCAAGGCGGTAATTGATCATCTAGCTCAACAGGGCCGCGCAGCTACTGTCCACGCATTGTCCGTGGGCAACATCCGGCCCGTATGCGCTCTGCTAGTTGAGATATCTGGTAAGGCTGTTAGTCTCATGGAAATTGACGGGAAAGCCCCATATAGCGAATTTTTGCGTATGGGGGCAACGCTTTCAGCACTGCCGCAGGTAAACAAAGCAGGCAAGCCCACACCAGCGGCAAAAGCGTTGGCGTTGTTCACAGAATACCGGGATCTGGCAACCGAGATGCGCGCCCAGCGTGAATCCCGCCGGGCTGACAGGGCCGCATTGGATGCGTTGACCGCCGCGGGCTTGCCCACCCAGGAAGCTACCCAGGAAGCTACCCAGGAAGCTACCCAGGATTAACCCTAAGCCCCTTTGATTGGGCTTATTTAAAGGGCTTACCGGCCCTTTAAATAAGCCTAGTACTTAATCCCGGCCGCTGATCACAGCGCCTGATTTTCGCTGGATGTTCTTTGGCGTGATTTTGCGTTAACCCCACGGGTGTTAACGTGAGCCGCCGCATGCTCCCACGGGTTGCATTGCGGCATTCACCTAAAATTACATCGTGATACCGTGAAAACCCGGGCTATCATTAAAAATTCGTCAACGTCAACCCCCTACAGCATACAGCCCGGCTACTCGCCTAGGCCCCACTGCCCTGGGGTAACGACAACCCCCACGCTTATGCTTCGTACCAATACGAAAGCGATAAGGTAACCGATCGAGTACTTAAACCGGGATGCGCCAAGCGCTCTAACTTGGCAGAGCACAGGTTTACGGCACGGCCCTGCAAAATCTCTTGGCCCTCAGCAAGTGTAGTTAGCGCCTACAAACTGAATTAGCTGGAGTAAGATAAGCTCAGTAAACGGCGAAGATAAGCATGGGGTAGCATGGTAAGCGCTTACGGGAATCAGTGCAAATTCCCGTCTACGGCGCCGAGCTTAGGTAATACCTACATATCGGCTCACCCACCAATTGCACATAGTACCTAGAATCAGACGAAAGCAACCCCCACGGCACAGCACAGCGCCGGGAAGGGTTTACGGGCTGCGTTGACCATTGTGCAATCTCAAGTGATTAGCCAAGTCTTACCCCGGCCTTACAAGTCGGTAACGCCTGCTCCCTGGCGTGTAAGGGAGTTCTAACAATCGGATAGAGTAGATTGTGCCTGTATTTACGGCGTAGTAAATTAACCCCACTAACCCTGATGCTTTGCCCTAGTTAATAGGCCTTTGCCATCAGATTATTGAAAGCGGCAATGTGCAGACCGCCATAAAGTGTCTGCCATAGTGCATAAATAGAGGGCTTTTCGTGTCAGGAGAGCCCTCACTTTTGTTCACTAGCGAGCCTATACAAGGTTTGCGATAACGGCTTTCGGGCCACTATTCAAGGAGTTAGGTATGAACGCAACACAAGTTATCGACGCGATGATCGAACGCCTCAAGGGTGGGCACTCCGTAGGTGCCTACGCCAGGGCCGCTGACGGTTCCTCTGTCCCTTTGGAGGACAGCGACGATTCCTGCAAGCATTGCATCTTAGGTGCGATGCACTACGTAATTGACAAGAATTACGACGAATGCTCTGTTACCAAGGCGTTAGTTATGTCCGCGCTTTGGGTTACTGCGAAGGGCTCACCCCCTAAGTTCAATGACGAGTCTAGCACTGAGGAGATTCTTGACGCTTTGCAGGCAGCCAAGGCGCTTGTCAGGTTTGATTACGAAGACCGTGGGATTGCCACATCCTTACCTCCATTAGTCTCTCTAATCCAGAGGAATTTAGCAGCAGTTCCTTGAGTGGGTCTCAACCGTAGACGATGTTAGCTCGTCCAAGGATTAACTCCCTCAGATTATTACGTCGATTATAGGCCTCATAATCTCGCGTATTATGTAATTTTATTATTAAGGTGAATATACATGGTAAATATAGCAGTGAATATCATGCTTGTGACTGGTTTCGTTGTTTCTGTTGTTGTTGGTTACTTTTACTAGGAGAATGGGTCATGAGCGAAGCATTGATGAAGATGATCGAAGAAAATGATTGTGAGGCGATTGTTGAGGATGATTCGGTTAATCAAGGGCTGATAGCCGAAATCGCTAAGGCTTTGGGCTTTGAAATCGGGGATTAGAGCGATTTTCGGGCAGGGTGGCTACCTTGCCCTTGGTTCACCCCTAAAAACGTTCCTAGGCGCGTTCTGACGCGAATTTGAGCGGGTTTAGGGCTGCATCAAGGTTTGGATTTCCAAGGTTTGATCGGTTTTCGGGGTTTTCTGGTTATTCAGCTACGATATTGCTATTTGTTTACGGCGATTGCCCAAGTTTTAGGCAGACATTCAAGCCGTTAGCAGATATACAAGCTGTCAGACCATAACCAAGGGTCATACAGTACCGTTTTGACCATCAGCCACATAGTATGTATTTTGGGCGAAATATCGAAAAAAATAAACCGAATATATCGTTCAAAATCAAGGACTTGCGAAAGCTTTGTCTTTTCACCCCAAAAAAATCACACACGGAGGGGGTAAATCGTGTTTTTCATTTTCGACCCAATTTCTCCGAGTTTTAGCCCTAATTCCCGGATAACAGTGTAGGGTTATACGTACATCTTCTGTTCCTGGTAGGGGTTCTCGCGCAGGAAAAAGTTTTATATATATACATCTGTTATTGACTATGGTTAACAGCCATTGTTACCTAATCACATACAAACCTTGGAATTTCTGCTATAAAACTTGTAGCAGCGATTTTTCATTTTCAGTTTTTTGTATTACCCCCCTCGTTCATGACTCAAAAGGGCACTTTAGTCAGAAAATGCGCTAAGTCCTTGATTTCATTGAACCCCTACCAGACCACCTAATTGCGGATTTCCCGCACGTAGGAATACTGAGCAAGCCCCCAACCAGACACCAAAGGCCTCCCTCATGCTAATAAAACCCGTCAAACCCCTTGAATACACCCTCCAACTAACTTACAAAATTTTGGCAAATATCCTTGGCACAGATGGCCTCCTAGCCCCTGAACGGTCATCCCACCTTGTCGAGTGCCATAAGTGCGGTCGTTTCTACCGAAAATCCATCAAACAATTGCGGACAGGGCACCGTTGCAAGCTCTGCGGCTTCCTACACAAGCCCTACTCTCGCGTCCGAGCCTTGAGACTTGCCAGAGAGCAACAAGAACTATCAACTTGGCTAGAAGCCCAAAAAGTTCTACCTAATCCAGGAGAAACAGGCACAAACATCAACGAAAACCAAGAAGATTCGTACAATCTTTACGAAGATTTCGTGCCCCGAGCGCCTCTTGAACCAGACCCCGACGCCATCTTCGACCCCTATCTGAACCAAGAACACTTGGTAAATCCCAATCCTGATTTACTTCAAAATGCCCCAAATCACCCTTTTATGTTCTTGGCGTTAGTATCTTTTATTAACGCAAAGGAGGAAGAACGATTATCTTTAGAGGCTGGATTTAGTAAAAATACTGCGAAAGCTAAATTCGTCGAGAACCTTTTCTTCCTTGAAAATGTGAAAGAACCCTTGGTAATGCACCCTAACGGAAGGTACTTCTATGCGCCGCTTAACTTCACTCCTGAACCGGATTGACCGGCACTATTGGCAACTGGCCTTGTCTTACGCTTGGCTTGGTGTCCTACTTGCAGTTCTTAACCTCATGGTGAACAAATGTGGGAAGTAATTAAACTCCGCACCTCCTACGTAGTCCGACCAGTAGGCGTATGC